TCTAGGCGAGATTGATGACTTAAAGTATTTCAACAACAAGATGTGCCGTGGTTTGCGTGTGCCCAGTAGTTATTTGCCAACTGGGCCTGACGATTCAGATCGCCCTATGAATGACGGACGAGTAGGAACTGCATTAATTCAAGAGTATCGTTTTAATCAGTATTGCGAACGTTTACAACGACTAATCATCAACAAACTAGATGACGAATTCAAGATGTTTATGCGCTGGAGAGGCTTTAACATAGACAGCAGTCTGTTTAGCATTGCATTTAATCCACCGCAGAACTTTGCCAGCTATAGAGAAGCAGAACTGGACACCACCCGTGTTTCTACGTTCCAAGCTCTAGAGCAAATTCCTTATATGAGCAAGCGTTTCTTGCTCAAACGTTACTTAGGGTTAACCGAAGAAGAAATTCAGGAAAACGAAACGTTATGGAATGAAGAAAGAACAGATGCTGAGTTGCCACCCACTAGTGGTCAGGATCTGCGTGGTGTTGGAGTGACCCCAGCTGACTTCGAGGCTGATATTACCACCGGTGAAGAAATGAATACCATGGGTGCTCCAGGATCAGAAGCAACTGGTGGTGCTCCTGCACCAGGAAGTCAGCCAGGAGCAGCAGTGGCTCCCGGTGCAACAACTCCAGCTCCGGGCTAAATATCATTATGATACTGACAGAATTATATCAACGCTCGCCTGAAGCTTACCAAGACGTAGCACAAGACAACACTCAGCCCAGTCTGGGTGCATTGCGCAAGACCAAGCTGACTCTGCGTCAAATCAACAAGCTGCGTAGAATGAACGACGTTAGGTCGTACGAATTCAAAGAAAAATTAAAAAAAGTCAAACAGCAGTATGCGCCTCCGGCACAGCCCATGGTCTAGCAATTTTTTAAAATACTAAGAAACATTATAAAAAGGCATAAAATATACCTGTTATCTGGTATGTTTATGCCTTTTGGTGTAAATATACAACAGAGCCATTACATCGGAGGTCCTCATGAATAAGTTTGAACAACTCATTGAATACGTAATCAATGACGACGAAGCCAAAGCACGTGAACTGTTTCACGACATCGTAGTTGAAAAAAGTCGTGCCATCTACGAAGAAATGATGCAGGAAGAAGAAGAACAAATTGAAGAAGACATGGACGAAGAACTCGACGAAGAAGTTGAGGAAGTTGAAGAAGGCATGGGCGGCGATCAAGCCGGCGACCTGATTGACGATATCGAAGTAGAAGAAGAAGGCATTTCCATGGAAGGCGATGACGACATGGACAGCGAAGACCACCACGATGACATGGGTGGCGACGAAGAATTAGAAGATCGTGTGGTTGATCTGGAAGACAAACTGGACGAACTCATGGCTGAATTTGAATCTCTCATGGGCGGTGATGACATGGGCGGTGACGAAGAAATGGACGTTGAAGTCAGCGATGAATTTGACACTCCCGACATGGACAGCGAAGAAGTTGTTGACGACGAACTCGAAACAGAAGGCATGTACGAAAACGTCAGTTTGAAGGCTGTATCAAAGCCAACACACGGCGACAACGGTGCCAATACAAAAAGCCCAGTAGCTGCTAACAGCGGTGCTAAGGGCATGGCTGCCAAGCCAGTTCGCGCAGGCGGCGACGGCGGCAACGGACGTCCTGCTCCTACAGCCAAAGACATGGGCAGTACAACACAGCCCAACGTAAAACCTGCTCCCAAGCCACACCTGGCTCAGGCCGCAGGTGTCAATACTAAATCTGTAACCAACTAAGGAACCAGGTAAATGGCTCTTTACCTTAGAGAAAACTTGACTTTCGACGCTGCCCGCATGGTTGTGGAAGGCGCCGAAGGCAAGGATCTTTACATGAAAGGTATTTGCATTCAAGGTGGTGTCAAAAACGCCAATGAGCGTGTGTACCCAGTGAGCGAAATTGAGCGAGCTGTTGGTACCCTTATGGAACAGATCAAGGCTGGCAGTTCAGTTCTAGGCGAACTGGATCACCCAGATGATTTAAAAATTAACTTGGACCGCGTTTGTATCAACATGATAGAAATGTGGATGGACGGGCCCAACGGTTTTGGCAAAATGAAAATATTGCCAACACCCATGGGAAATCTCGTCCGCACACTGCTGGAAAGCGGTGTGAAATTGGGAGTTTCGAGCCGAGGTAGCGGTAACGTTAACGAAGCGAACGGACATGTCAGTGACTTTGAAATAGTCACTGTGGATGTGGTTGCCCAACCATCAGCGCCTAATGCTTATCCAAAAGCCATCTACGAAGGCTTGTTGAATATGCGCCACGGGCATCGCCTGCTAGAAATGTCACGCGAAGCTGGGTCGGACAACAAGGTACAGAGATTTTTGAAAGAGGAATTAAAACGCCTTATCAAAGATCTCAAAATCTAGGAGAAATAGATGTTTGATGCTATTAAACCACTGCTAGATAGCGGACTCATTAACGAGGACGTGGGACAAGAACTCAACGAAGCTTGGGAATCTAAACTCACAGAAGCTCGCGAACAGTTACGTGCAGAACTCCGCGAAGAGTTTGCACAACGCTACGAGCATGACAAGACAGTAATGGTTGAAGCCCTAGATCGCATGGTAACAGAAGGTCTTGCACAAGAGATCCAAGGCATTGCTGCTGAAAAGCAACAACTAGCCGAAGATCGTGTCAAGTTCCAAGCCAAAATGAAAGAAAGTTCTGTAAAGTTCAACGACTTTATGGTTTCCAAATTGGCTGAAGAAATTGGCGAACTGCGCAAAGACCGCCGTGTTCACACCGAAGGTTTCCAGAAATTGGAACGCTTTGTTGTTGAAGCACTGGCCCAAGAAATCATGGAATTCCAACAAGACAAGCGTGATGTCGTAGAGACAAAAGTGCGTCTGGTTCGTGAAGCCCGTGGTAAATTGGAAGCTCTCAAGGCTAGATTCGTTACAGAATCTGCTGCCAAAATGAGCCGCGCTGTTGCTGGGCATCTTAAAGCTGAAATGAGTCAGTTGCACGAAGACATCAAGGTTGCTCGCGAGAACAATTTTGGACGTCGTATTTTTGAAGCGTATGCTGCAGAGTTTGGTTCAACATATCTCAACGAGAATGCTGAAATTCGAAAACTCAGCCGTGTAGTTGCTCACAAAAATCAGCAACTGGAAGAAGCAACACGAGTCGTCGAGGCAAAACAACGCCTGGTCGATTCCAAAGAGAAAGAAATTCGTATTATCAAGGAATCCACACAGCGCGAAAGCACCATGGAAGAATTGCTTGCACCTCTCAACGAAGAGAAGCAGGAAGTAATGCGCAATTTGTTAGAAAGCGTTCAAACAAGTCGTTTGAAAGGCGCTTTCGAGAAGTATCTACCAGCTGTGCTGAACGATGCAAGCAGCAAGAACCGCAAGGTCATTGCTGAAAGTGTTCGCGAAGTAACTGGTGATAAAACCGTCAAGGCCGCAAAAGAAGAAGACCGTTCCAACGTGATCGACATCAAGCGCCTGGCAGGTCTTTAATTAGAGGAGACTTAAATGTCACAAGAACTGTTAGAAAGCCGTTGGGACGAGACCAAAGAAGCCCTTATGGAAGGCCTCAAAGGTAGCCGTCGTAACACAATGGGCGTTATCTTAGAAAACACCCGCAAGTACCTAAAAGAAAACGCAAGTGCAGGTTCAACTGTATCAGGCAACATCGCCACACTAAACCGTGTGATTCTGCCTGTTATCCGTCGAGTCATGCCAACTGTTATCGCTAACGAGTTGGTTGGCGTTCAGCCAATGACTGGTCCTGTTGGCCAAATTCACACATTGCGTGTGCGTTATGCCAGCACAATGACAGACCAAACAGCAGCAGCAACATCAGTTGTAGCTGGTGAAGAAGCACTGTCACCTTTCAAGATCGCTGTTGCTTACTCAGCAGGCGCTCGTGGTGCTGACAACGCTGCAACAACACAAACTGCTGCACAAGGTTATTCTGGTGCACAGACAGCAACACTTGAAGGCAATGGCGGACGTCAAATCTCTGTACAGATCCTCAAGCAAGCTGTTGAAGCTAAAACACGTAAGCTACAAGCTCGTTGGACTTTTGAAGCTGCTCAAGACGCACAAGCAATGCATGGTATCGACGTAGAAGCCGAAATCATGGCAGCTTTGGCTCAAGAAATTACAGCTGAAATTGACCAAGAGATCCTGTTGAGCCTGCGTTCGTTGGCCACAACTGAGTTTACATACAACCAAGCTACTGTTTCTGGTACTGCTACATTCGTTGGTGACGAACATGCTGCTCTAGCTGTTCTGATCAACCGTGTTGCTAACCTGATCGCACAACGCACACGTCGTGGTGCAGGTAACTGGGCTGTTGTGTCACCTGCTAGCTTGACTGTTCTTCAGTCAGCAACAACATCAGCATTTGCACGTACCACAGAAGGTACATTCGAAGCACCTACAAACACCAAGTTTGTTGGTACATTGAACGGCGCAATGCGTGTGTTCGTTGACAGCTACGCTAGTGATAGCACACCTGTGTTAGTTGGTTATAAGGGTTCGAGCGAAGCTGATGCAGCAGCGTTCTATTGCCCATATATCCCCCTAATGAGCAGCGGTGTTGTTCTGGATCCGTCAACATTCGAACCAGTCGTAAGCTTTATGACGAGATACGGATATATCGAATTGACAAACACAGCATCAAGCTTCGGCAATGCTGGAGATTATGTCGGCGAGATAGCCGTTTCGAATTTGAGCTTCAGCTAATCCATTTAGTTGTTATTCAAAAAGCAAGAAACCCACTTCGGTGGGTTTTTTGTTGGTTGACAAATATATAGAACTCACTTATACTAAATAACAATATGAACAAATACGAAAAATGGTATAATCAAATCACTGTTCGCGGTCAAACCCGTGTCACAGATCAACGTACAGAATCGCACCACATTATACCTAAATGCTTAGGTGGCAGTGACGATGCTAGTAATCTAACCAATATCACATTACGAGAACATTTTATATGTCATTGGTTGCTGACAAAAATACATCAAGGTAAGCACCGTCATCAGCTACTTAAAGCATTATGGATGATGAGAGCCGAGAATCAAAATCAAAAACGATACAATACTAAAATAACATCAAGAGTATATGCCACTCTCAAAGAAGAATATAGCATGTTGCAAAGTCAAAGAGTAACAGGTGAAAACAATCCTATGTGGGGGAAAACACAAAGTGAAAAAGCTCGAGCACTAATTAGCCAAAAGAATACAGGGAAAAAGTTAACAGAAGAACAAATAGCAAAACAAATAGCTGCTCAGACTGGCCGTAAGAGAAAAACATTTTCAGATGAATGGCTTGATAATATGTCAAAGAATCATAAAAGTAAACAGCCAGATTTTGATGGATCGTTAAAGGAAGAAACTAAGAAAAAAATTGGCGACAAGATTCGAGGACGCAAGCAAACAGATGAAGAAAAAGCAAGGCGCAGTGCTGCAAACTTGGGAAAAGTTAGACTTAAAAAACTGTGCCCACATTGCGATCAACAGATAGCTGTAAACACCTATCCCAGATTCCACGGAGACCTTTGCCGCCACCGTACATAAATACAGTATGGCCAATTCACCCCCACCCTACAGCAACATAACCGGCATTAGTCGTGCCGCAATGAAAGACAATGCCCAGATCACCTTGGCCAACTACGACGGCAACGCCAGACCTGGCGAACTGGTGGTGGATCAGACCACCACTGTGTTGTACATAGGCAATGCAGCAGGTGAACTCACAGCAGTGGCCACACCCGGCGGCGCAACAACCTGGGCCTTGCTGGACGACAAAACAGGTGCTGCAGGTCCCACTATCATAGCCCTGGGGCAAAATGCTGGATTTGATGGCCAGGACTCGGGAGCAGTAGCCATTGGATCAACTGCTGGACAAGGTGGCCAACAGTCAGCAGCCGTTGCAATTGGTCAAAATTCTGGTGGCAACACCACTCAAGGCTCAGGTGCTGTGGCCATTGGTATCTCAACTGGATTTGATGCTCAAGGCCAGTACGGAGTGGCCATTGGTGCTTTTACTGCAATGACTTTGCAAGGTGCTCGATCAGTGGCCATTGGACTCAGCAGCGGCCAAAGCAGCCAAGGTGCCAATTCTGTGGCCATGGGTCAATATGCCGGCAACGAAACACAAGGTGTCAGTTCTGTGGCCATTGGCAACAATGCTGGTTATACTGGTCAAGGCATCAGTTCTGTGGCCATTGGCGACGGTGCTGGCGAGACCAATCAAGGCAATCAAAGTGTTGCCATTGGACAAAATGCCGGTGCTGCTCAGGGATCAACAGCAGTGGCCATTGGACAAAATGCTGGTGGCGGCGTTGCCTTGCAAAATGATGACGCAGTGGCCATTGGGCACGGTGCAGGCGAAAATGGTCAAGGCACACAGGCCATTGCTCATGGATTATATGCTGGACAGGTCACACAAGGTATCAACGCAGTGGCCATTGGTGCATACGCCGGGCAAACTGCGCAGGGCAACAATTCAATCATTATGAATGCCACAGGTGCTGCCCTAAATCAAACCACAGCCAACACATTCACTGTGAAACCTGTGCGCAACGGCGGATCCAGTGGATTACCTGCAGGATTTTTTCAAATGGCATACAATCCCACAACAGGTGAGATTGTTTACTACACCTGAGTTAAAATAAATACCCCACAATGAAAATCAATCAAATTGTCAACGAGGAAAGTCACATAGATCCAGATATCATTGCTGCTCTCAAGAAAAAAGGTTACAAACCAAAAGGTCGTGGGGATGATGCAGTTGCATTTGTAGAACCCGGCACAGGACAAATTCTCAAAATATTTGGAACTGGCGACGGAGCAGATGTTACAAAAAAAGCTGGCCAGCAACAGACCAATTTTAATGAACATCAAAAGATGGCAATTTACTGGGCCAAGTATTGCGCCGCAAATTCTGGTAATAAATTTCTACCAAAGTTTTCAGGGATTGAGAGCTTTCATTGGGGCAGTGCTGTGTATCTACAGATTCGTCAAGAAAGATTATATGACTTGGAAAAAGATCAAAAAAGAACGATAGAATCCATGGCCATGCAGGCCCGGCGCAAAGTTCCGTTTGACACCATGGATCAAAAGTACACCAATAATCATTATGCTGACACCAGAGCAGCATGGAAACAAATAAAAGACAAAATAGACAACAAAGATCTCAGATTGTTCTATCAGACCATGATAGATATTGCCAATATCGGGGATCAAAAAAACTGGGCCTACGATCTTCACGGTGACAACATAATGATGCGTCGAGATGGCACACCAGTTATACTTGATCCCTGGGCTCTGTAAACAAGCAGTATCAGTGATAAATAAACAAACCGATCAAGGATCTTTCCAATGACTATCAAACCTGTGCTAGTGCCCGACCATAACGCAGCTGACCTGCGTGACCTAATGAACCGATTCAGCACAGCAGCCCAATCAGCCACGCCGGCTGCACAAGCCAACCGAATAAGACAACAGCTAACTGAAAGCGCAGAACCGGGTGTGGCGGAAGCTCGTCCAGATGTCATGCGACATCGGGGTGATAAGACTGTGAAAATAGTCAAACGTGCGGGTAAACCCATTGGCGAGATTGGTACGGATGCAGAAGCCAGTCCCGGCAATGGTCAGTACTATGTCAAACTGTACGACGGCAGCTACGATGCTGTGGGATACGACACAGCTGAAGAAGCCTTAGCAGAATTAAAGGCAGCCATTAAACAAGGTGTGGCGGAAGGTGGGCGTCTGGACATGAGCAGCCCAGAAGAGAAAGCAGCCCGTAAAGCATACATCAAGGCACACGGACATCCCCCACCGCTGACTCCAGACAGCGTGGTGGCCAAATATAACCCTGAGAATGATAAAAAAGTCAGAGACTATTATCTCAGAAGAAAAGGAATTCCACAAGACAAGCTGGACAAGATGAAGGAAGATGGTGTGGCTGAAGGCGAAAAGCCAGAGTATCAAAAACTATTAAAACAAATAAAACAAAACGCTAAGAATGACCCAAATAGAATTCCTAGAGGTTATGAACTGACTGACCACGGCATGCTAGTAAAAAAACATAAGACCGAAAAGTCAAACGATGGTGTAGGCGGATTAGGGGAAGGCATGGTGGAAGGGACATTTCAAGATGATGGCAAGATGGATTGGAATGCATGGAAACAGAAAGCAAAAAAACACGGTGCAGTAAAGTTTACTGATACTGATAATAAGACTATTGCTTATGATAAAGATGGCAAAGTAGTCAGTTCTATAACCTGGTCGCAAAAGAAGTCAGGTATGGCGGAAGCAACTGGTGACACATCATTTGATTCAATGATGGGAAACATAGTCAAAGGTGCTAGATACAAGGGTGCCGCAGCTGATCAACGTGCCGATGCAGCATACAGTGGCATGATGAACAATATTACTAAAAATGCTGCTGATGTTGCAAAACCATCTGCTGACTCTAAGTTTGAACAAGTGTATAGCGCAGTAGAGAGAATACTTTTATCTAATAATGTTCATTGGGATATAGATGACGACATTTCGGACGCTCTTAAAAAGTTAAAAATCAAAGCATCGGACGCTCTCATGCAAAAACTTGAGAGAGAACTTATTAATCGTGTATCGGATGCGCTACAATATTATGATGATGGTGATTTAGCAGAGTCAGGTGTGGCGGAAGGATCAGAAAACAATCCAGTGGTCAATGCCATCACACGCAGAATTATGATGCAACGTTCAGACTTGTTGAGCAAGTACGGTCCAGAAAAGGTTGGGCAAGCTGTCGATGAAGTTGCTGACTTTGTGGGCAATGTGGAAGAAATTGGATCCAGCGATGTATCAGGTTGGGTTCGTCATGTGGAACAAATGTTGGGCAACATGGAGCAAGATGTAGCAGAAGAAGCAGCAGCGCCAACATTCAAGCCCGGAGATCGTGTGATGTATGCTGGTAAATTTGCCACTGTTGTTGCACAAGATGGTGATGCGTATGGTATTCGTGTTGACGCACAACCAGGAACAATGAAGGTTCTGGCTAGCCAAATCAAGAAACCCAGCTACGACGAAAGTGTTGCCGAGTCAATTGACCCTATAGAACAGCTTCGTGCAGATATTCGACGTTTTGCACTGTAAGAAAACGGCCCCGCAAGGGGCTTTTTGTTCTCTATAAATAAAGCATGCCCACATTCGTCACACCCTACTCTGGTTCAGCAGAACTCACAGCCAACACTGGATTAACAGTTGTCGACGCTGGCCTCTGGCGATACAGTCAAGCCGGTTACAACGACGGTGCTACTTTTGGACTCAGCTTAGGTCATCCCAATCCTTTATCTGGTGGTCTCTTGCACTTACGAGCAATAAATTGGACAATAGCAGTGATTGGAAATCAACTCACTGCTTACACTGATCCCGACACTGGTCAAACATATCCGTCAGCTGCTTGTAGAATTACCGTGGCCGGATCTTGGTCAGTGATTCGACAGCCCAACAGCAACAGCTACAATAGTTTTGGTGTCAGCTGGGTGGGAACAACTGAAACAGATCTGGGCGGTCGAGAAATGAACCCTTACTTGTTAAGCTACAACAGTCCTGTAGCACAGTACGTGATACAAGGGTCAGCAGTGTCAGGCGGTGCGCAAAATACATTTAGCAGTCGTGTGTTTGAATGTAGAGCCACAGAATCTGCCACCAGCGACAACAGCAATCGTGAGTTCCAAAGCAATACCATTACAAGACCAGTTTGGATTTATAACTATTCCAAGAGTTGGCAAACAGCAGCTTAAACTGCTGGTATATAATAACAAGATTGCAACTAAATAAATCATACAACGCAAATGGTTGCGTTTTATGCGGTACCCCACCGCGTAAGGCCTAGAACGCCTAACTTTTAAAGGAAAAGAAAAAATGGGTCGCCCACTAAAAATTAAAAAGAGTACAACCAAAGACATTGGTTTCAATGCTTGGGATCAGCTGACTAATCCAGTATATCCTGCTACATTCAACACAGACCAGTATCTTGGTGTGGTTGGTGGTGAAGGCAACGGCGGTGGTGTTGCTACTGCAGCATATCCTGTTGTCAAGTGCAGAGTTTTCATCACAGGACAAAGTGAAGAAGATGGTTGGATCGTTCGCCAAAAAGGCACAAGAAAGTATCTGGTTGAAGGTGCCAGTTCAGGTGCACAAGGCGTTTGCGTTTTGGCCAACGAAGCACAAGGCGTAATAACAGAAGGCAACATGAACATCAGCTTTGCCTTAGACGCAGACAGTTCCGAAGTTCTGATCAGCAAACTCACAAACAAGTATGCATATGACTTTACCGGCGGTGAAGTTGGTGGTGCAGCCGCTGGTGGCTTTGCGCAGAACCTGGTACAGCAGAACATTCGTTATGCAGCCAACTTCTTCACAGACGAAGGCACAGAAATCAAGTCCGGTACTACAGGACAAGACAATACTGCTACACAGCAGAACCTGTTGAGCCTGGTAATTGTAGAAAACTACACTTCGTAATTTTTATATTACCTAGGAACCCCTCAGCTACATACTGAGGGGATTTTTTTATGGCTGCTTTTGTATTAGGGAACGGTGTAAGCCGTAGTCACATTGACGTAGATCAGTTGTTGCGTGTTGGACCTGTATACGGGTGTAATGCTCTGTATCGAACACACACGCCCACTGTTTTGGTCAGCACAGATCGGCCCATCAGTGCGGCTATTCAAGCAGCAGGCTACCCATCTAGAAATAGATTTTATACTCGTCGTCCAGAAAATGGCACCGGAGCACAACCTGTTCCGCAAAAGTATCGAGGATTCAGTAGTGGTCCCATTGCTGCTGGCATTGCAGCCGAGGATGGCAACACCATAATTTATCTGCTGGGGTTTGATTTAGGCCCCAACTCCACTGGAAATTTCAACAATGTGTATGCCGGCACAGAATTTTATAAACCCACCACAGCTCTGCCAACTTACACAGGAAACTGGATCCGTCAGTTGATAACAGTCACAACTGACTATCCAAATCGGCAATTTATACGGGTACATGGCGACACAACTGCATCTATTGCAGAATTTTCCAAAATCAACAACCTCAGCAGTGTCACAATTGCAGACTTTGTTGACCGCATAAATACTCCAAAGGATTTATAACTCATGCCCAACTGCATATTTGAAACAGTCAACCAAGGCAATCAGCTGACGCTTTCGTGCACCGTGTTTTTATTGCTAAATAAGGAACGAGGGCAATAGATGGCAACCTATAAGAGAATCAAAGGCAATTATACAATATCAACGCTGGATCCCGGCGATAAAATCATTCTGGATTCTGATGTTGAAATTACCGGCAACGTAACTGGCAATATCACAGCTGGTAATATCACAGCTGACGTTATCACTGCCACCTACTACCTCGGCGACGGGCAATTTTTAAGCAACGTCACTGCCAATGTTGGTGCAGCCACAATATTACAAAACGGAACTTCAAACGTTTCTATTCCTCAACTCAACGGAAATGTTCTAGTAGGAGTCAACGGACTGGGTAATACAGTGGTGTTTTCTACAACAGGAGCCAATATTACAGTGGGAACTGTATCTACCAGCAACATTACTGGTGCATTGATTATCGATGGTGGCGCCGGAGTGGCAGGAAATATCTATGCTGATGCAATGTATGCTAACAATTTAGCAGTGTTAGATGTGGAATCTGTCATTGACGGCGGAACCTACTAGAGAAAAGGCAAGATATGGCAAATACGATTTTACTTAAACAAAGTGCTGTAGGTAACGCTGTTCCTGAACTTGCTGATCTCCAGTTAGGCGAAGTAGCAATCAACACCTATGACGCTAGACTGTACGCTATACAACAACAAGGCGCATCCGAAGAAGTTGTTGACTTAACAGCAGCCACTCCCATCACCAACACACTGTTTGTACAAACAACCGGAAACAACGACAACCTGGGCACAAGCTGGGCAGAATCGTTTGCCACTATTGAACGAGCAGTCGAAGTTGCCGAAGAAAGACGAGTAGCTGGTGCCACAATCACTTTGATCGAAGTGGGTGCCGGAGTATATGTTACAGAAGGGCATATAGATTTCCCAGACAACACAGTTATTAGATGTGCGCATAGAAGTGTTGCTATTCGTCCTGCAGCAGGATACGAAGAACGAAATGTGTTTCGAATAGGATCGGGTTGTTTTGTTGAAGGTTTTTTGTTTGAAAACTGGAGATTAGACAGTTTAACCGATCCATCAGAGGGATTTGCTATATCATTCAGACCAGGTGCTATAATTAATCGTGTACCATATGCTCATAAAATTGCTGTTAGAACAAATCCCTACTGGACAACTGTTCCTCCGCCGCTGGACAGAGATGCAGAGCCAGAACCCAACCCCCTGGTTGGTATAGGAGCCGGTGTTGCACTAGCAGACGGTAACGTGTGTTCACAATACAGTGTTTTCCCCAACATAATGACATGGGGTGCAACCCCAGTGTCGCAAAACGGCATAGGATATTGCGCCAAAAAAGGTGGGCTGATCAACGCAGTTAACGCAGTCAGTTTATGGGCTCACAAGCATTTTCTTGCCTTAGACGGCGGACAAATTGTTCTTTCTGCTTGTAGCACACAGTTTGGTGATTACACCATGTGGGCAGAAGGATCACGACCAATTGTTGACCCAACAGAAACAACAGGTGTAACTTTAGTGATAGATCTCACAGCCGAAGCAGCAATTGAAGCAGCACAAACCACAATAATCAACAACATGTGGACGGCATTAAGCACCACAGTTGATCCGGCCACGGGCCAGGTCTATACCTTTGGATGGGATGCCGAGGACGAAGCTTACACACGTCTAGATGCTGCTAATTTTTTGCAGTGTATAAGATGGGTTCTGGAGTCAGCTGATGAGCTGCCCATGTTGAATTTTGCTGAAGGTCTTTTCAATGTCGAAGGCAACAAAGTATATTCTCCCGATAAAGAAGATGCTTTTATATTTTCTTTCGACAACATGCGCGATCAAATGACAGCACTGGCAGGTGTCGGCACACAGTCTGATTTGATTATCACGGCGCTGGTCACTGCCTTGGAAGAAACATTAACCAACACAGTTTTTCAAACTCAACCATCCACTATCACTGCAATTGGACACACCTGGACTGGTGTTTTGTCTGGTGTGGCATTGACCAAAATTCCGCCTGTCAGAAACGAAGGCCTCATTGAAGAAAGTATTGTGGAACTTGATGATGGCGTAGTTATTGCCAGCGGGCAGGATGATCAAGGCAACGCTATATTTGTCGGCGGCATGAAGATCAGTGCCGACACAGGCGAATTGTCTGGACCACCGTTTGAACAAGCAGTTAACCGTATTGCCACTAAAGCAGCTATTGCAAGGAGCTTTTAATAATGCCTAGAATATATTGTCGTACACCGTCTACTGGAAAACCGTTGAATCTCATTTATCCAAATGTAACAACTTCCTATGCAACTATTCCTCTTGCAAATGCTCCGGATTATTCGGTGCCAGATCCTTCTGAAGTTTATTCCGAAAGAGATCCTGACTTTCCCAGCAGAGCAATAATACCAGGAGAAATATTTTTCCTTACTCCGCTGTCGGCAGTTAACAAAAGTGATGCAGAACAATGGGTAGAAGTAATTCTTCTTACACAGGATGGCACGACTGTTGCTGTTGGACGAGCTGTTATTCCTGCAAGAGACACTGCATATATTCCCTTGCAGGGTCGTAGCTTGCTCAAAACTGCCACTGAGGAACCTGCTGATGGCGACAGATTGCGAGTTCGTGCCAGTGCTGTTGATGTGATTGATGTATGGGTTGCAGCAGATGAATCACCTGCCAGCCAGAACATAGGTGTCTTTACACCGGTGGTGCCATAATGGCTAAACTGTTATCAAACCGAGTCCAAACAACTCCACCCGCTGATGCTGAACCAGATCGCACAGACTGGCTGGCACCGCAGGATGCAGAACCCAACTTAGGTGTTCCTGGAGCCAGCGGGCAAATTTTAGCATCGGGTGCTGATGGTTCTCGTTACTGGGTAGATCCAGGCGCAGGTGCAACTGGACCACAGGGCCCACAAGGACCGCGTGGACCACAAGGTCCCACAGGATCAACAGGTGCAACTGGACTCACTGGAGCAACAGGGTTTGAAGGGGCAACAGGATTTAGTGGGGCAACAGGATTCGAGGGGGCAACTGGAGCAACAGGATTTGAGGGGGCAACTGGATTCAGTGGTGCTACCGGACTAAATGGTTCTACTGGTGCAACCGGAACGGGTGGTGCCACCGGCGCCACCGGACTTCAAGGTGCAACTGGAATAGCTGGTTCAAATGGACTCGACGGAGCCACCGGAATTACCGGGGCAACTGGTGATATTGGCCAAACTGGAGCTACTGGGTTAGATGGAGCTACCGGAGCAGGTGCCACTGGAGCTACTGGGTTAGATGGAGCAACTGGAGCAGGCGCCACTGGCGCCACCGGTCCACAAGGCCCACAAGGCCCAGCAGGCTCAGGAGCTACTGGTTTTGATGGAGCTACAGGTGCAACTGGAGCAGGTGCCACAGGTGCCACAGGACCACAAGGACCACGCGGGCCACAAGGAGTAAATGGATTTGTTGGAACTACTGGAGCTACAGGATCAGAAGGACCACAAGGACCCACTGGACCCACAGGACCACAAGGACCCACAGGACCCACAGGACCACAAGGACCTGCTGGAACTTCTGTGACCATTATCGGATCAGTACCTGATGTTAATGTAGTACCACCTGGTAATCCTCAGACCACACTAAATGCTGCTTTTCCTGGTGCAATAGCCGGGAATGGTGTTATTGATACAGCCACTGGTAATTTATGGGTATACGACGGAGCTCTTTGGGAAAATGTGGGTCAAATCACAGGTCCGCAAGGAGCTACTGGTGTTAACGGTCTTACAGGTGCAACTGGCCTAACTGGTACTACTGGACTAGAAGGATCAACGGGCCCACAAGGACCACGCGGTCCTCAGGGATTCTTCGGATCTACCGGACCAGATGGAGCCACTGGAGCTACTGGTTTTGATGGATCTACAGGTGCAACTGGAGCAGGTGCCACTGGTGCTACAGGACCACAAGGACCACAAGGACCAGCAGGTGCAGGTAGTACAGTACCGGGACCACAAGGACCACAAGGACCACAAGGACCCATTGGACCGCAAGGACCCACAGGACCCATCGGACCCATTGGACCACAAGGACCACGTGGACCACAAGGACCACAAGGACCACAAGGACCACAAGGACCCATTGGACCACAAGGACCACAAGGACCCATTGGACTAACAGGTGCAGGTGCTACCGGAGCAACCGGACCACAAGGACCACAAGGATCAGAAGGACCACAAGGACCCACAGGACCACAAGGACCACGTGGACCACAAGGACCCATTGGGTTAACTGGACCACAAGGACCCACAGGACCGCAAGGACCCACAGGACCACAAGGACCACAAGGACCACAAGGACCACAAGGTTCTACAGGCTCAGGAGCTACTGGAGCAACAGGACCACAAGGACCACGCGGACCACAAGGTGAAGGTGCTACCGGAGCAACTGGACCACAAGGACCACAAGGACCACAAGGACCCATTGGACTAACAGGTGCAGGTGCCACTGGAGCAACAGGACCACAAGGACCACAAGGACCACGTGGACCACAAGGTGAAGGTGCCACCGGAGCAACAGGACCACAAGGACCACAAGGACCCATTGGACCAACAGGTGCAGGAGCCACTGGAGCAACAGGACCACAAGGACCACAAGGACCACAAGGTTCTACAGGTGCAGGAGCCACTGGAGCAACAGGACCACAAGGACCACAAGGACCACAAGGACCCATTGGCCCAACAGGTGCAGGAGCTACCGGAGCAACTGGTTTAACAGGATCCACTGGACCACGTGGACCACAAGGACCACAAGGACCCATTGGACCCATTGGACCACAAGGACCACAAGGACCAACAGGTGCAGGAGCCACTGGAGCAACAGGACCACAGGGACCGCAAGGACCACAAGGACCACAAGGTGCAGGTAGTACAGTACCAGGACCACAAGGACCACAAGGACCACAAGGACCCATTGGACCACAAGGACCACAAGGACCAACAGGTGCAGGAGCCACTGGAGCAACAGGACCACAGGGACCGCAAGGACCGCAAGGACC